GCATAAATACAGGGTTTTAGCAGGTAGCGGATTAATTAAACAAACCGCTACTGCAATAACTGAACTGTTACCCATAATGTAGAAAGGCAGGTTATAAACGTGAGTAATAAAAAAAGTTTATCTGCAAGGAAGTATTTAGAACAGTTAGAGAATATTGACATTAGTATCAAGCAGGAGTTAGAACGGTTAGCAGAAATGAAAAGTGGTGCTTCCTGTACAGGAGCAATAGACTATTCAAAAGACAGGGTTCAGGTAAGTCCAGCGAATGCCCTTGAAAAGCGTGTCAGTGCTTATACTGATTTTGAAAAAAATATAAACAGACATATTGAGCAGTTTGTTGAAGCAAAGGAACAGATAATTTCTGAAATCAGGGGCCTGCACCAGAGGCATTACATAAATATTCTTTACAAGGTTTATGTGCAGTTCAAGAGCATCAGGGAAGCAGCAGGGGAAATGAAATTGTCATACAGGTATGTATCAGAATTGCATAAAAAGGCACTGAAAGCTTTTGAAGATACATATAAAAACTTACATTACCTGACATAGACCTTACATTCACCGCATATTATATGACATTTACCGTATTTTACCGCGCATTATATCATATTGACAGACCAGTGCGGTTAGGTGTATGATATACTCGACAGCAATAGAGGGGTTAGAAAAAAATTATTTTTTTTTTTCTAATCCTGTTTTTATGTAATTTTTGCATCCTGAAAAGTTAGCTTTTGGGGTGTTTTTTAATGCAGTTTTTCAGGAAAATGGAAGGAAGGTGTTGCAGAATGGCAAAATTAACTGAAAAACAGCAGCGTTTTGTTGATGAATACCTGATTGACCTGAATGCAACACAAGCGGCGATAAGGGCCGGGTATTCCGTGAAAACAGCTAATGAACAAGGCGCAAGGTTGTTAGCAAATGTTAGTATTCAACAGGCAATTTCTGAAAAGATGGCTGAACGCAGTAAAAGAACGGGTATCAATCAGGATCGGGTTGTAGTGGAGCTTGCCAGGATTGCTCTTGTAAAAATAACAGATATTGTTGACAACTATGGGCAGATCAAGGACACTGCTACAGATGACGATCTTGCCTGTATCGAATCCATAAAGTACAAGTCATCTGAAAGTGACACAGGCAGCAGTGAAGAGAGGGAAGTCAAGATTGCTTCTAAACTGAAAGCCTTGGAATTGCTTGGAAAGCATCTGGGTATGTGGAATGATAAACTGGATGTAAATGTTACTGCACCAATTGTCATTACTGGTGAAGATGCCCTCGAAGATTAAGCGGGTAACTGCTTATGACAAAGCAAAAAATTTCTTCACAACATATATTTGGGTATCAGAGATTCATTCTTTATCCAGAAGATTACAAGCCTAAGACTGCAAGTAGTAGGGTGAACATGAAGCTGCCTGAAATAGTCGGCAGAGGTTATGGTTCGTTTTGGCGGTGGAAAGGTAGATATAGAGTCTGCAAAGGCAGCAGGGCATCCAAGAAATCAAAGACAACCGCACTTTGGTATATCACTAACATGATGAAATACCCAGATGCAAATGCCCTTGTGGTCAGGAAAACATTCAGGACGCTGAAAGACAGCTGCTTCACTGAATTGAAGTGGGCAGTTCACCGTCTTGGGGTTGATGCTTTCTGGGAAATAAAAGAAAGCCCCTTAGAGATGACTTATAAGCCTACAGGGCAGAAAATATATTTTAGGGGATTGGATGATCCCTTAAAGGTTACTTCAATAACCGCTGAACATGGCTATTTGTGTTGGATGTGGATTGAAGAGGCATATGAAATTAGCAGTGAAGATGATTTCAATATGCTTGACGAATCCATCCGTGGTGCGGTTCCAGAAGGTTCTGATTTGTTCAAACAGATAACTCTGACCTTCAATCCATGGAATGAGCATCACTGGATAAAAAAGCGTTTTTTTGACAACCCGGATGACGAAACCCTTGCCCTGACAACCAATTATCTTTGTAACGAATGGTTGGATGCTGCTGACAAGAAAGTTTTTGAGACTATGAAAAAACAGAATCCAAGACGTTACAAAGTGGCGGGGCTTGGTGACTGGGGTATTGTTGACGGTCTTGTTTATGAGAACTGGGAAGAAAAACTTTTCAGTGTGGATGAAGTCAAAGCTATTGCCGGGGTCAAGTCTGTATTTGGTCTTGACTTTGGTTATACAAATGACCCTTCTGCACTGTTTTGTGGATTTATTGACCAGTCAAGCAGAACTATATGGGTCTTTGATGAAATGTATAAACCCGGCATGAGCAACGAAGCTATTGCAGACGAGATTCAGCGTATGGGTTACATGAAAGAGAAGATAACCGCTGATTCTGCTGAACCAAAGAGTATTGATAGGCTGCGGGTCCTAGGGCTGAAAGGTATCAGGAAAGCAAGGAAGGGTAAGGACAGTATAAATAATGGCATTGACTTCCTTCAAGATTACCACATTATCATTCATCCAAAATGTGTGAACTTCCTGACAGAAATAGGCAATTATCAGTGGGCAACTGATACTAAGACTGGTAAGAAGTTGAATGTGCCTGTTGATGATTTCAACCACCTGATGGATGCAATGCGGTATGCGGTTGAAGGAATCGCCAAAGGTAATACATATAGTTTTGAATAAAGCAATAACCACCCCCCTGAAAACACACCGATTTCAGGGGTTTTGTAATTATTATGCAATGAAAGGGGTGAATCCGGTGTTTACAAATTTTGTGGATAAACTCACATTGAAGGTGTCTAACTTCATACTGGAAGGGGCAAGGTCAAGAATGACTGACAAGGAATTTCTTGAAAAGGAAATTGCAGCCTGGAAAAATTCACCCCAAAGAATGATGCAGATTAAAGGCTTTCTGTATTATGAAAATGAACACGATATCATCAGGCGGAAAAGAACAATGATCGGTGAGGATGGTCAGTTGCAGGAAGTTGAAAATCTACCAAACAACAGGGTCATTGATAACCAGTATGCAAAAATGGTCAACCAGAAAGCAAATTACCTGTTGGGTCAGCCTTTTGTGATTGACGGGGAAAATGAACTGTATATTGAACTTTTGAAAAAAGTGTTCAACAAGCGTTTTATGAAAACTTTAAAGAATGCAGGGAAGGCCGCTTATAATGGCGGCATAGCTTGGTTATACCCTTATTACAATGAGCAGGGCGAATTTTCTTTCAGGCTTTTTCCCGGCTATGAGATCAAACCGTATTGGAAGGACAATGAACATACAGAGCTGGATTTTTTCATCAGGCTATATCTTGTTATAGGGTATAGTGGTACAACACCGAAACTAATTGAAAAAGTCGAAGTTTATGATTTAGAGGGTGTTCACAAGTTCATTCTTGATGGCGGGTCACTGATTCCAGATATTGTGAACAACGAAGCAGCAGATTCACCGCACATAACGGTGATAGATGGTCAGGGGAACGTGACTGGATTAAATTGGCAGAAGATACCATTAATTGCTTTGAAGGTAAATGAACACGAAACACCGCTTTTGAAAAAGGTCAAGTCTCTACAGGATGGCATTAATATCATGTTGTCTGATTTTGAAAACAATATGCAGGAGGATGCCCGGAATACAATTTTGGTCATTCAGAATTATGATGGTGCTGATTTGGGAGAGTTCAGAAAGAACCTGTCAACTTTTGGTGCGGTCAAGGTCAGGACTGATGAAGGTGCAAAGGGCGGGGTTGATACCCTTGAAATCACAGTCAATGCGGATAACTACAAGGCTATTGTGGAAATATTCAAGAAAGCTCTGATTGAAAATGCAATGGGCTTTGATGCAAAAGACGACAGGCTTTCAGGGAATCCAAACCAGATGAATATTCAGTCCATGTATTCTGACATTGACCTTGATGCCAACGATACAGAAGCAGAATTTCAGGCCGCTTTTGACAATATTCTTTGGTTTGTGAATTGCCATTTGGCAAACACCGGGCAGGGGAATTTTGACAATGAGGAAGTCAACATTGTATTCAACCGGGATATGTTGATGAATGAATCTGAAATCATAGACAACTGCCAAAAGTCACAAGGCATATTGTCAGATGAAACCATCATCAGTATGCACCCTTGGGTGGATGACCCGCAGCTTGAATTAGAGCGCTTGAAAAAGCAGAAGGAAGAGATACAAAAAGAAATGCTCGCACAATATGATCCTTTTGGCCAGCAGAATCAGACAGGTCGGGAAGGTGGGAATGCTCCACCTGACAAGCAGGATGGTGATGTAGATGGCAAATAAGAAATCGGCAGATTACTGGAAAAAGCGTTTTGAACTGATTGAGCAGTCACAGAATCAGCAGGGTATCCAGTGTTATGCTGAACTGGAAAGAAAATACAGGCAGGCACAAAGGCAGATTGAAACACAGATTCAGGCATGGTATGGGCGGTTTGCTTCCAACAATGGGATATCCATTCAGGAGGCGCGGAAAATGCTCACCAATAAAGAACTTACTGAATTGAAATGGGATGTAAACGAATACATCAGGCATGGTGAACAGAATGCCCTGTCAGGCACTTGGGTCAAGGAACTGGAAAACGCTTCTGCCCGGTATCACATCAGCAGACTGGAAGCGTTGAAATTACAGACACAGCAGCAGCTTGAAGTGCTTTTTGGAAATCAGCTTGATTCCATTGATTCTGCAATGAAGTCCATTTATACATCCGGTTATTACCATACTGCATTTGAGATCCAAAAAGGGTTTGGTGTTGGTTGGGATTTTGCAACGTTGGACGAAAAGCAGATAAACAAGATCATCAATAAACCATGGGCAGCAGATGGAAAGAATTTTTCAAGCCGGGTATGGACCAATAAACAGAAGTTGGTGAACGAACTGAACACCACACTGACACAGAACATCATACTGGGGCAGGACCCGCAGAAAGCCATTGACGAGATCGCCCGGAAAATGAATACTTCAAAGGTCAATGCGGGGCGTTTGGTCATGACGGAGGAAGCATTTTTCAGCAGCGCGGCACAGAGGGATTGTTTTAATGAGCTGGATGTTGAGCAGTTTGAAGTTGTGGCAACCCTTGATTCATACACTTCTGAAATCTGTCAGGGCATGGACGGGCAGCACTTTCCAATGTCACAGTGGGAAGTTGGTGTTACAGCCCCACCGTTTCACGTAAACTGTAGGAGTACAACGGTTCCGTTTTTTGATGATGAATTTGACAATATCGGAGAACGTGCTGCAAGGGGTGAGGACGGCAAAACCTATTACATACCTTCTGACATGACATATAAAGACTGGAAGAAGTCTTTTGTTGAAGGTGACAAGTCAGGATTGCAAGAAGTCAAGAAAGATGTTAAAATGACACCAAAGGAAGAAATTGCAAATGCTGAACAGAAATTGAATGTCTTACAGACTGAGTATAATGAACTGGCAGAAATTAACAGCAAGTTCTATATGTCAAGGGATGATTTTAGCACCCCGGAAGAAAGACAGGCTTGGCGGGAATGGAAAAAAGAGTTCATGCAGCATGACGATATAGGAAGGGTTCAGCAAAGAATGATGGAGCTGGCCCCTGAATTGTCGGATGCGAAAGCTCATCTTGCTACTGCAAGGATGCACTTGCTGAAAGAAGGAAGCATAGACTTTACCCCAGTAGATACAGTCAAGGAAGCAAATGAATATGCAAAAAATGTACTTGGAATCAATGCAGAATATAGAGGTATCGACATCCGGGCAGTAAATGAATGGAACCAGGGATTGGCCAATATGAAACAGGTATTTCCTGATTTAGTGGATGATAATTTCAAGTTTGTGGGTGAATCCCATGAAAGAAATGCCATTGCAAGAGAAATTGAATTTGATCGAAAGCTAAAGTGGATAAAGGAACACAATACATTTGGGTGGAGTGATGAACAATGTATCCAATGGGCAAATAAAAAAGCTACTACTTTTGTCAAAAAGTATTTGGCGGTAGGAAAAAATGAAATGGCATCCAGTTGGTCGCCACTTCCACCTTTTGATGTTTGCCGGGGGATATGTCTGAACAAAGGGTATTTTGGAAATTATGACAAGGCATTGCAAAGTGGGGTCAATCAGGTGACAAGTCAGTGGCATCCTACAGGGTGTTCAACGGTTAAAGCAACTTTTGACCATGAATTTGGGCATCAGCTTGATGATTGGCTTGGTGTAAGCAAGCAAAAGAATATTCAAGAGCTGTTCGATAGCCGGACTGTATCAGAATTGACAAATGATCTGTCTGAATATGCTTGGAACAATGGGAACAGAAACAAATATTCAGAAATGATTGCAGAAGCATGGTCTGAATTCTGTAACAACCCCGCGCCAAGACCAATTGCTGTAGAAGTAGGGGAAACCATAGAAAGGTTGTATGTGGAATGGGCAAGGAAGAATTTTTAGAAAAAGCTGAAAAAATGGGATATACCCAAGAACAGATAGACATGATTGTAAAAGACGTGGAAGAGGATATTGCCCTTGGGTTGCCTGTTGATTGGGAGACAGAACTGATAGAGCTTCCTATTTCAGATTAAACAAAAATAAACTTCATAGCAAGTCATTCAAAACACCGTTATTTAGCGGTGTTTTTCTTTTACTCTTATATTTATAGGAAAGGGTAAAAAAATCGCCATATGGTGACCATGCGGGTTGTCAAGCGTATAACCGAACAGACCAGATAATCATATGGGAGTGACCCCGTAAAAAATGTATTTGAAAGGATGGTAATTATCATGAAAAGATCAGAGTTGGAAGCTCTTGGGTTGACGAAGGAACAGGCAGATGCGGTCATCAAAATCAACGGAGATGATATTGAAAATGCAAAATCGGTGTCATCTGCTGAATTAAAAAACATTCAGACAGAAGTTGACAGCCTGAAAAATCAGGTAAAGGAGCGTGACACACAGCTTGAAACCTTGAAAGGATCGGCCGGGGATAATGAAACACTGAAACAGCAGATTGCAGACCTGCAGAAAGCAAATACGGATGCGGCGGCTGCGCACGAATCTGAAATGACTAAGTTGAAGGTTGATTTTGCGGTTGAAAAGGCACTGACCGGAGCAAATGCAAAGAATATCAAGGCGGTCAGGGCGCTGTTAGATCTTGAAGATGCCAAATTGGACAAGGAAGGGAATGTCAAGGGACTGGCAGAACAGATTGAAAAGCTGACCAAGGGTGAAGATACCAAGTTCTTATTCAATGAAGTTCAGCAACAACTGACATTCAAGGGCTTCCAGCCGGGGGTATCTGCACCGCTGATACCGGGCGGTGAGGTTGATCCTGCAAAGATGAACTATGATGAACTGTGCGCGTACCTTGCACAGAATCCCAATGCACAGCTTGGGGAATAGTTCGGCAACACAGAAAAAAAAATGAAAGGAAGGTAAAAGAATATGCCTAATGACAAATTTGATTCTAAAAGTTTTAATCCGCAGGCGTTCAAGTATATGGTAGGCCGTGTGCCGAATCTTCATATGCATGAAATCAAGAAGTCGAAAGCGCTCGCAGGAAATCCTGACATTAAGGCCACACTTGGAGGGAGTCAGGGCGGTACGGGTTATGCGCGTATAGCAATGCGCGGGCTGCTTGACGGTGATGCAGTCAATTATGATGGCCAGACAGATATCACGGCAACCAATACAAAGACCTTTGAGCAGGGTGTTGTAGCGGTAGGCCGTGCCAAGGCATGGGTTGAGAAAGATTTCTCTTATGATATCACAGGCGGCATTGATTTCATGTCAAATATTGCTTCGCAGGTGGGTGAATACTGGGATGGTGTTGATCAGGACACAATTATTGCAATCCTTGATGGCATCTTTGCAATGACAGGTACAAAGAATCTTGAATTTGTAAATAACCACACCTATGATGTGACAGAACAGGTTGACGGTAAGATGTCACCCACTACCCTGAACAGTGCGACCAACAAGGCTTGTGGTGCTAACAAGAAGAAATTTACACTGGTGTTCATGCACAGTGACGTTGCAACCAACCTTGAAAATTTGAATCTTGTGGCACACCTGAAATATACCGACAAAGATGGTATCCAGCGAGAACTTGACCTGTATACATGGAATGGTAAGCTGGTTGTCATAGATGATGATATGCCGACTGCTGAACAGGAAGGATTTTATATTAAAGCAAAATCTACTGATGAGGGTGCACTTGAAGTTGTCGCGGATAATATTGCTTCTATATCTGCAAAACAGGTAAAGCTGGCAAGTGTAACACCTGTTGCAGAAAATTACAAGACTCCGAAAGTCGGTGATTATGTGGTGTTTGTTGATGATTTCACGGAATACATCACCTATGTACTGGGTAATGGTTCGATTTCCTATGAAGATTTGGGGGTAAAGGTTCCTTATGAAATGAACCGGAATCCGGCAAAGAACGGTGGTGAAGACACTCTTTACAGCAGACAGAGGAAAGTGTTTGCACCGTTTGGCATCTCCTATGAGAAGAAATCACAGGCAACTTTGTCTCCGACTGATGACGAATTGCGAGATGGTCAGAACTGGACACTTGTACACTCTGGGGAGTCTGTTGCAGCAAACCGCAGTTTCATTAATCACAAAGCAATTCCTATCGCAAGGATCAAGTCAAGAGGATAATTGCGGGAAGGGTCAGGTGACAGAATATGTTTGATATTGATAGAGTTAAAGAAAGGTTGAAGTCTTTTGGTTATGAGGTCAGGACAGATGATGAATTTGCCTTGACCTTCTCTATTGAAAAAGTGCGGAATACCATCAGGAACGAAACCAACAAGGATGAGGTACCGAAGGGACTGGAACATATTGCAGTTGATATGGCCTGCGGTGAGTTTCTTCTTTCAAAGAAAACCTTTATGCCTGATGATCTAAAAAACATTGATTTAGACCTTGCAGTAAAGCAGATACAAAAAGGTGATACCAACACAGTATTTGCAGTCGGTGAAGGAAGTCAGACACCTGAACAGAGAATGAACGTATTTATAAATCACCTTCTAACCTATGGGAGAAGTGAATTTGCGCGTTACAGGCGGTTTGTATGGTAGGGAATATCAAGGCAGCGGCCAGGGCTGCAAGGAAAGCTATTGAGAGCACATATGAAGGTGTTCTGATGGTGACAGAGCATCAGAAGAAGTTAGACGAGATGACCAAACTGATAAATTATCAGGATGTTACAGTCATTGACAATCAGCCCTGTCACCTGTCGTTTGAAACATTGAAAAGCGCAATTCAGTCAGAATCAGCAGCGGCAGTTACACAGACCATAAAATTATTTGTATCGCCGGAGATTGCAATTAAACCCGGGTCAAAAGTAACTGTCACACAGGCGGGTGTTACTACTGATTATACCTGCAGCGGAATCCCGGCAGTATACGAAACACATCAGGAGATTATTCTTGAATTGTTTGAAAGGTGGGTATGATATGGCAAAAATGGGAAGCGTAAACATGAAAGGTTTGAAGGATTTTCAGAAACAGCTTGAAAAGCTGCAGGACAGGGATGCCTTTGTAGAAGCATGTGTCAAGGAACTTGCTGCCCGGCTTTTGCGGATGGTGATTAAAAGGACACCAGTGGGTGTGTATTCAAAGAAATCAGGTAAAAAAGGCGGTACATTAAGAAGGGGATGGACTGGAAGCAAAGGTCAGGCGTCTGCAAAAGAATATGCAGATGCAATGGCAATAAACCATTCTGGCAATTCTTACACCATTGAGATTGTGAATCCGGTTGAATATGCGTCCTATGTGGAGTATGGGCACAGGACAGCTGACCATAAGGGCTGGGTTAACGGGCACTTTATGATGACCATATCGGAACAGGAGCTTGAAAAGATTGCACCCAAAGTTCTGGAACAGAAAATTAAAAAGTATTTAACGGAGCATATGAAATGATCAATTCTATAATTGCTGCAATCAGTGTCGCCCTGAATGCTGAATTTGGTTATGAAAACTACATGGAAGAAATAAAGCAGGATTTGGTTGAACCCTGTTTTTTCATTCAATGCTTAAATCCCACAACTGACCTATTTTTTGGAAAACGGTATTTTAGGCAAAATTTCTTCTGCATCCAGTATTTTCCCAAAGGTGAGGATAAGCAACGGGAGTGTAACGAAGTTGCAGAAAAAATGATTTGGTGTCTGGAATACATTATTGTTGATGGTCAGAAGATGCGTGGAGCAAAGATGAAACATAATGTGGTGGATGGGGTACTGAATTTCTTCCTGAATTATGACTGTTTTGTCTACAGAGTAGAAAGTAATGAGATCATGGAAACCTTAGAATCAGCTACGAATTTGAAAGAAGGTGAAGGTGTTGGCAGTTAAGAAAACAGAGTTACCTGAACAAAAAACGCAAGAACATAATGAACTATCGTTCAGTAAATCACAGCTTGTCAGATGTGGCAGATATCATGACAGAAGGGATTTGGTAGATGCCCTGCTGGATGATAATAAAAAGTACACCAAGGAACAGGTTGATAGACTGATTGGAGAATTTATGAAAGGTAAGGTGAAATAAATGGCTTTAGGCGGTGGTGGTTTTACTACGCAAAATAAAGTGCTTCCCGGTGCATATATCAATTTTGTATCGGCTGGTTCTGCATCCGCGTCATTATCTGACCGGGGGATTGCAACCATGCCCCTGGAACTGGATTGGGGCCGAGAGGGTGAAATCTTTGAAGTGACCAGCGGGGATTTTCAAAAAAACAGCCTGAAAATTTTTGGTTATTCTTTTGATCACGACAAGATGCGGGGACTGGCTGATTTGTTTATGGGAGCAAAGACCCTGTATGCCTATCGTTTGAACAGTGGTGGCATTAAGGCATCAAATACCTATGCGACTGCATTATATGGTGGTGTACGGGGAAATGACCTGAAAACGGTCATACAGGTGAACGCTGATGACAGCGATAAATATGATGTGGCAACATATATTGGGACAGTGAAGGTACATGAACAGACTGTTGCTTCTGCTGATGAACTGGTGGCAAATGATTATGTCATATTCAAGAAAGATGCAGAACTGGCAGAAACGGCCGGGACGCCGCTTACAGGCGGGACAAATGGGACAGTTGACGGCGCTGCACATCAGAAGTATCTTGATCTGATTGAAAGTTATACTTTCAATACAATGGGGGTTGTGATTACAGATGCGACCATCAAGAAATTGTATGCTGCGTTTGTAAAGCGGCTGCGTGATGAACTGGGCATCAAGTTTCAGTGTGTGCTTTATAACATTGCTGCTGATTACATGGGTGTTATCAGCGTAAAGAACAAAGTCACGGACGAAGGGTGGAGTGAGGCATCTCTTGTATACTGGGTGACTGGTGCTGAATGTGGCTGTGAAGTAAACAAATCCTGCCAGAACAGGAAATATGGCGGATCATTTTCAGTTGTAGCAGACTATACACAGTCACAATTGGAAGCTGCAATCAAGGCAGGCGAATTTGTTTTCCATAAGGTCGGTGGTGATATCAGAGTGTTAGAGGATATCAATACCATGGTGACAACCAATGACACACAAGGGGATATCTTCAAGGACAACCAGACAATCAGGGTTATTGACCAGCTGGGAAATGATGATGCGGTGCTGTTCAAAGACAAGTACCTTGGAGTCGTACCGAACAATGCATCAGGCAGAATTTCCCTTTGGTCTGACCTTGTAAAAATCAGGCAGCAGTTACAGGATATTGGTGCGATCGAGAATTTCAGTGATTCTGATGTGACGGTTGCACAGGGGGACACCAAAAAGGCGGTTGTTGTAACCAGTGCGGTCACGGTAGTGAATGCTATGAGTAAACTTTATATGACTGTTACAGTTGCATAGGAAAGGGGTGGAGAATAATGCAGAATAATGTAACCATGCACGCAAAAGACACAATATCAGCAGCGTTGGCAGAATGCTTTATCACAGTCGGTACACGCAGGTATAATTTTATGCAGGCTATCAACCTTGAAGCAAAGTTTGAGAAGCTTAAGACAGAAGTGCCGATCCTTGGCAAACCCGGAAAAGGAAACAAATCTACCGGTTGGAAGGGGACTGGTTCAGCAACCTTCCATTACAATACTTCCATATTCAGGAAGATGATGTTAGATTACAAGAACACTGGCGAGGATACCTATTTTGAGATACAGATTACAAATGAGGATCCGACAAGCAAAGTAGGCAGACAGACCATAATCCTGATTGACTGCAACATTAACGGTGGTATCCTGGCAAAGTTTGACGCTGATGCTGAATATCTGGATGAAGATATGGATTTCACTTTTGAGGATTTTTCCATGCCTGAAACTTTTACAGACCTGACAGGGTTTCTAACCAACTAAATAAGACCCCTGTGTGAGCCCGTGTGGAGCTCGTACAGGGATTTTTTTATATTCAATGAATAAACGAAAGGAAGAAAATAAAATGTCAAAATTCAGCCGATTTATGAAAGCAAATAAGAAGACAAAAGAAAATGGAAGGTTTGCCCCCACGGAGAGCCTGACAGATGAAAATGGGAAACCCATTGAATGGGAGTTCAGGCCACTCACATCTAAGGAAAATGAGGAGCTGCGGGATTCCTGTACAGTGGAGGTGCAAGTTACAGGAAAGCCGAACGTTTTCAGGCCAAAGCTGAATACATCAAAATATATCGCAAAAATGATTGTGGCGTCCACTGTCTATCCTGATCTATATGACAAGGAACTACAGGACAGCTATGGTGTGATGACACCAGAAGATTTGCTTTATGCGCTGGTTGATAATGCAGGCGAATATCAGGATTTTTCCGTCTGGATGCAGAAATATCAGGGGTTCAGTAAAACTCTTGATGAAAAGGTGAATGAGGCAAAAAACTAATCGAAGAAGGGGATGGTGAAGCGAATTTTGCTTACTATGCCCTTCTGAAACTTCACATTCTTCCATCCGTTTTCCTTGCAATGGAAGAACAAGAAAAAGCGTTTGTCATTGCTTCAATCAAAATGAAAATTGAAGCAGACAAGAAAGAAAAGAAAAGGGCAGAAAGTAAGGCAAAAAAGAAAGGCAGGTGACAGCGGTGTCATCCATTCAGACAGGTATTGAATTACAGGACAATTTTTCAAGTGTGCTATATGGCATCATCAATTCTGTAACTATGGCGGTCAATGTCATGGAAGATATGCAGCAGACCATGAATGCGGATATTGATACATCTGGCATTGAAGGGGCAAGGGAATCCATAAATGAGACAACCGCTGCACTCGACGCATTGAACAGTGCAATGCAGAATCAAACGTCACCTGACATTGCACCGGCAGCAGTACCAAGTGACAACAGTGGTCAGGTTATTAACACAGATGTGACCCCGGTACTGCCTGACCCGCTTGTTGAGAATCCGGACCCTGTACCTTTGCCGATTCAGCCAGAGGCACCCCCGGATTTATTAGATGTACCCGATCAGGTTGATGTACCAGTCTCACCAGTTATCACAGAGCAACCCCAGCTTGACATACCCGATCAGGTTGATGTACCAGTCTCACCAGTTATCACAGAGCAACCCCAGCTTGACATACCCGATCAGGTTGATGTACCAGTTGAACTGATAGAACCAGACCAGCAGATAGAACAGATGAGACAACAGTTACAGGGCATTGAGCAGATGCAGCAGGCGATCAGTGATATTGGAAGCAGTGCATATATACTGCCTGATGGCACCCCTAAAAAAATCAGTGAGATGAGCAGGGAGATAGAGCGGCTACAGGCAGGGATTAATTATCTGCAGGAAAATCCATTCAATCTGGACTCATCATTTGCACAGTTGCAGATTGAGAGTCTGCAAAAGGCCATTAACGAAATCATCAGCAGTCAATCAGAACTGAATAATCTTTTTGGGAATATACCTGATCAGGTAATAAACGCAGATGTAATTGTTGATAATCCTGAACCTGTTGAAGTACCTGTCCAATGGCAGTCAGATGGTTTAGAAGTGTTTACCACGACAGGATATGAACGGTTTCAACAGGAAGTTCAGAGCGCAAATAGTATGTTGAATACGCTGAACCAGACACAGGCACAGATTGAACAGGCGGCAGGCCGTATTGACATTTTACCAGATGC